GTGTCGGTGAGCCCTAGGTTGACGGTGCCTGACGGGACGTAGAACACCTCTCCGGGCTGGAGGGTGATCGCGTTTGGGCCGATCTGATTGTATGGCAGACCAACGCCAACGCCACCGTAACGAGTTGCCATGTCGTGTTTTCCTTACACCAGCGGCTGGCCGTTGAAGGCCGTCTGCGATGCGGTTGCGGGCGGTGGCGGGGGCGAGCCAACCCAGCCTGGGTTCTGTAAGCCGGTGAAGTGGGCGCCAGACGACGGTTTCATGCAGCACATATTCAGGCCGGCCACCAGCACGCCGATCGAGGCCAACTGGCCCTGGGGGATCATGCTCTCAAAGCCGGTGAAATACATCTGTAGGGACGGGTGCATGAACATCGCGAGGTAGCGCGAGTTGATCATATACATCTCGCCGACCGGGCAGAACGGGTCGGAGAAGATCGGAACGTCCAGCACGCGGATGGCCCGGAAGCCGGCATTCACGACCGAATCACGCCCATACTTGCTGCGCGGGTCGGTGTTGAATATCTCGCTGCTCATGAAGTCGGCCATCAACGTCGCCCAGTTGATGGGGTTCATCACGATAAAGTCCGGCGACTCACCACCAGCGCCCGTCTGCACCTTGACCAGCGCCTGGGCGATGCCGAGGCGGTTCACGATGGTCGCGCTGTTGGGGTAATACTGCCCCTGCCAGTAGCCGTTGGTGCGGGCGATGCCGCCGTAAGTCGCGACGTTGGTGCCAGAGTCGTAAGCGCCAACCAGAGAGTCCAGCGCCAGCGTGTTCTGGGTGTAGGAGTAGAGCGAGGTCGCAAGCGACTGCTTCATCACCACCGCAGCGTCCGATGTAACCGCCCGCAACTTGGGGATCACCACCTCAGACGACTGGATGATCGACTCAAAGCCGAAGAAGCCGATCGGCACCAAGCCGGCCTTGAGGTTGAACTGCGCGTTGTTGAGCGCAACCTGATCCTGCGGAATCTGGAAGTCGCCGCCGAACCCGCCCCACTGGAAGCTGGTGAACGAAGACCCCTGAACCGGGAAGGTGATCTGTCCGACACCACCCATGGCCGCCTGGGTATTCGCCAGCAGCAGAGAGAGCAGCGGATGGGCCTGATACACCTGCACGAACACCGTGGGGATGATCGCGCGGCGGGTGATGTAGGAGAGTTGCTGCCCGGTAAGCCCGCCGGGCACCATGCCGCCACTGGAGGGGCCGGTAAACTGGGTTACGGAGCCTGACATTTACCGGCTGTCCTTACTGGTTGCCCAGGCGGGCAAATTCGGGGTCCCGCGCAATGGCACGCAGTTCACTGGTCAGCCATTGATCAGAATTCTTGTGCAGCGCCGCCCACTTCTCATCGCCACTGGACACGCCATAGGGGTCCACGCTCTGCGGCAGGAAGTCGTTGCCAGCAACCGGCGGCGGCTTTGGCACACTCTCAGCCACCAGGGCGGCGGCGGCATCAACGTCGGGATTGTTGTTCTCGCGCATCCGGTCAATGACGCGCTGCATCATATCGTCGGAGAAGCCGCGTTTGGTTTTGATGCCGTTCAGGCGACTCATCATGTCGTCTTCCTGGCGCTGGCGTTCAGCGGCAGCCTCCCGCTCTTCGCGGGCCGTCAGTCGCGCCTCAAGGGCTTGGCGGGCCTGACGCTCGGCCTCCAGTTCGCCACGAAGCGGCTGAAGCACCGCCTCGCGCGCATCCCGCATCGGGAACTTGGCCTGCGGGTTGATCTGCGCGACCAACTCTTCGGCCCGAGCCGCCGTGCGCGGGTCTCCCAGAAGCTGGGTCAGCAACTGCGCGCTGCGGACGTGCAGATCATACTGATCGCGGGCAACCGGGATGGTGGTATCCGACATCTATCAAGCCTTCGTCGGTGACTTGCCGACGTGCTCGATGGACCCAGGCCCGCTGCCCATCATGCCGGACGGCATCGAGGCTGCGTTGGCGCCGATGTCCATCGACGGGAACGGCACCCGGCGCATGATCGGATCGGCCTCGGTCACGCTCTTGACGTAGGGGGAGAACGGCCCTGGAGCCGACATATCGCCTGCCATCTTACTCTCCTACATTCCCGGCGGGCCACCAGCGCCAGGAGGCGGCGGTGTCATCGCGGGGGGTGAATTGGGGGGCGGGGGTGCCGCCCGGTTCAGCATTCCGTTCTGGCCATTTTGCTTCGCCGCCTGAACTGCCTGGAGCAGGGTCTGAATCTGCTGCTGCATGTTCTCTTTGGCGTCACCAAGCTCTTTGTTCAGATCGGTCGCAATCTTCAGTATCTTCGTGTGTAGCGGCGTGCCCATCGGCACTTCCGGGATCGCCTGGGTGATCAACTGAGCCGCCTGTTGCAACTTCTGCATCGCCTGCATGACGTTGCCGGGGTTGCTCTGCGGGATCGTGTGCGGGCCAAGATTTGCCGGGGGCGCCTGCATCGAAGGTGGCTGTCCACCACCAGGAGGCGCACCTAACCCTGGCGGTAATCCACCCCCAGGCAGTCCAGCAGGCATTGGCCCTAAACCCATTCAAACTCCAAAAGAAAGACTGGCGCACCCCAAAGGCAATGCGCCAGTTCGTTACGCTACCGTCACTTCCGACGGTGCTTGCGACCGCGCATCCGCACGCTGATCAACTCCATAGGAGCACTCCTTCTCATGGTTTAACCCAGAGAGTCACACCTGGGGCTCCGGAACCCGGAACGGTGCCAACATAAACCTGCATCTTAACATGGGTCAATAACTCATTGATTATACTGAAATGGGGCAAATGCTCTCCATTTCCGTCAAACTCCCCATTGACCGGACCATTCCGGTGGCCCATATCGCGGTGGGGGTTGTTATGAAATTCACCATCAAATGCCGCCCGGAACACCTGTCCCAAATGGCACAGACAGTGCGACTGTTTCTGTCAACCGGCCCGCACAACAGACCCAACCACCGGGACTGCATACTGTATGTGCAAGACGGCACCGAGCCGCCCTACAAATACGAGGTGCATGTCTGGGGTGACGATAAGCATGTCAGGGCCTATAGGTTTGACCACGACGATGCAGATTTAGACCAACGGTAGGTTCCTGCCGTCAGTGCTTCTTGTGACCCTTTTCGAGCAACTCGGGATGTGCTTTTATCAACGCGGCCTGCTCGATCTGCTTACGCTCGGCATCCTCCACCAGAACGTCTTCCATCGGCGGATGAGTCATCTCAACCACCCGCTCCGGTGTCGCGGCGCCGATTTTGGCCAAACCGAACGCCAGTTCACGAACCTCATGGCGGAAGGCCGGGCTGGCACTGTGCGCATCCACTGACACCTTGGCCTGGGGGTTGATGTGTTTGAACTGAAAGCTGATCGGGACCATCCCCTCAACCGGCGGCTCCATGGTCGGGTCAGGCTCAACGTCGCTCTGGATCGTCTTGACCCCAGGCATGCACCACGCGGTCAGGATCGTGTTATCCTTGGCCCGCAGCATGTCGAAGCAGATAGACCCGGTGCGCTCTACGCTCCGCTCGATCTTCAGCGCGGCGTCCAGATGGCGGGCGGCACCAGTGCGCAGCAGCGTATCCGACTGGCCCTGCGAGCGGACGCTACCCTCCCCCTGGCCTTGCATGATCGGCGGGAAGCCGCTGATGACATCGAACATGGAGTTGAGTTCGTGGAAGGACTTCCATAGATCGGGGGGGATTTCTTTGGCTAGGTCCTGCACCGAAGCGTTGGGCGAACTGTCGGCAAAGTAGCCACCGGGCTTGTTCAGCTTGGCGTAGGCGTTCTGGTTGATGCTCGTGCTGCCCTTGAACACGCGCGGCGGGTCTTCCTCGCGGCGAAGCATGATGTTGATGCCGTCCACGCGCTTGTTGATGGACTTCTGTAGTAACGCCACCAAGTAACAGTAACTAATGCCCCAGAAGAACCCATCGAGGGGCATGGGGCAATACTCTACAAACCCGTGTTTACCACGAAGCGGGTTGTTGTCGTCAGGTATTCCTGGCATCGTGAGGATATCGTGCGCGAATGCGTTGAATAGCTGATCGCCGCCGAAGATGATCTCGTCGCCGACCATCGTGATAGTGGCCCAGTCATCCTGGTCATTGTTCCACACCCACAACTCGTCAATCGGCACCATGCTGGCCACGACATCCGCCTGCATAGTCGGCTGTGGGGAGAACAGGTGGGTGATCGTGCCGCCACTGACGTTGGTTGCCGGCGACATCCCGGCGGCTTGGTATGGATACAGACCACCGACGATGATCTGCTTGAGGGTGGAGTTGCCATCCTCACGATCGCTAGGGCGCACCTGTAGTGCGTTGACCTTCTTCATAATCTCGGCCTGCCTTCTGGTGGACAGGCCGCTGATCATCTGGCGGAATCGCGAGCGGGTCTCGAACGTCGTGTGGACGAACGCCTGCTGGCGCTCCAGCGACGACTTGTTTTCCTCGTAGACGGCGAATGACTCTGGCTGGATCAGGTATGGCTCAAAGCCAGCCCTGGACCATACCATCTGGGATATGACCTTCCCCTTGATCAGCGACCACAGCACCACATCGCTGATGTGATCATCGATGTCGTTCTCAACGACGTGCTGGTGCAGGCCGCTGGCGGCTGCGCGGGCCTTGGCCCTGTCGGCTGGAGAAGCGTAGCCGAAGTAGTTGATGGCGAACCGGAGACCGGCCGGGCTGTAGAGCATGGCCAGGATATCGCGGATCATATCCTGTGTGCGAAGAAAAGTAGACGGTATTCCGTTCTCATCACCAGTCAGGAACAGGTTCCTGAAGGCAATGCCGTTTTGGATACGCTGCGCCCGAGACTGGCAGCAATCTGATATTATTTCTCTCGCAAACAGCGAGCGCTCGCGCGGGTCTGAAGGTATCCTCATACCGCCTAGTTAACACGGAACATTAACCAGACGCGATTACCGTATGATCTGGAATGGGCGAGCTGCCAACCGGCTTGTGCTTCAGGATCGGCGCGATGACACTCCCGCTCTCGGCCTTGAACCGGGCCGCATCCGGTGATCCGCTCTGCACCGCCCTGTCGCCATACAACGGAGACAGGTCCACCTTCCCCATCTTTGCCCTTGGCTTCTGCCCACCCTGCCAGAATCCGTCCACCTGATTCTGTAGGTGTTGCGGTAGGCGCGGGACGGAGTTCTCGCCGGGCCGGGCA